AGGAGTATGTACGTGGACGAAAGCAATGGTCAGTAACCGTCAACTATCTACTATTATACGAGAGTAGTGTTCGTACAATGCTGAATGTCGGCACTGAATTTCAACTTGTCTTTCGTGGAAGACACTCAACAGCAGAGGAAGGTGTAAGTGGCAACGCAATCATGACAACATGCAAGATTACATCCACAATCGGAAATTTGGTTCAGGGAACATTCCAATTCACTGGCAATGGTCCTTTGGTTTAGATTCTATCTTTTCGAAGTCTGCAATAACAGACTCCGCAAGAACTTTAGCATATCTTTGTGTCTGAGATACACTCGCATGGCCGAGCATCTTGGACACATTTTCTATTTTTGCACCGCTCGCGAGCATTCTTGTCGCGAAAGAATGACGAGCAACATGTGAATGTAATCGGCGATTCACACCAGCCACCACAGCAAGATTTTTAAGTTGTTTGTTATAATCACTATTATTGATTATAGGCAGTGCATAGTTATATTGTCGGAGAATTCTCACACATTCGTCAGACAGACAAACAATGTATTGTATTCCAGTTTTAACTCTTTGACCGAGTGTCACATATTTTTCTCCTATTTTTTTGTAATTAGAAAAATCAAAATTTTGCGTATCAACATAACTCAATCCGGTATGCATTTGGAACACAAATAAATCTCGTGCTATTGCAAGCGGTGTCCCTGGATACGGATGTATTGCTTCAATTCTTTTCATTTCTTCGTCAGACAAAAATTGTACTGATTCGTTGTCACCTCGCTTAAACTTTCCTCTAAGTTGCCAATATGGATTATTTGTCAATTTGCCGAATAATACAGCTCGATTAATTACAGCCTTCAGGCATTTGTGATATGTATATATTGCCGAGTCAGACAACAATCGTTCGTTATAATCAGACTTAAGCCGATGCAGCCACGAATCAAAATTACACAGTCCTTCCACATCAATGTCCGACCATTGATTTATCTTGCCGTACTCAAGAAGTCGTCTCCGCAGTGTGCGATAATGTTTGACGGTGCCTTCGCGCAGATTCATTAATGACTCTTGTTCTTCAATCCAATCCACAACTGCGTTTGTCGAAGTCTTCTCTTCGCTAAGAGTCCATATCTTTGCTCTCAATTTATTAATGTCGATAAAATCTCCATTGGCTATAAGTCTGTTAATCTCACTTTGCAATTTCCCGAACAAAATTTGTATTCGTTCGTTAAGTTCGTCACTATCACTCTGATTTATTATTTGTCCGTACGAAAAATTCTTCCTTAAGACTGACACACCACTGTTGATGTAATAAGACTGACGGTCTATTGTCACACGAAATTCGACAGCTCCAACTTCGTTTTTTTTACTTCTTCCACGATGGTCATATACAATTTTTGTTGTTATCATACTCTTTTTTCATTTTTTTGTTTCCCCACCTCAAAAAAGTTGGGGAAACAATGGGGAAACATATTCCGAAAATACACCAAAATACCCTAATTTCCGTAACTGCTATAAAATAAAAAAATGCCTTGTAGCCTATTGAGATGCATACAAGACATTTAGCAAGTGACCCGCTTGGGGTTAGTGTAAATTCTTGTATCTTGATGATTGTTAAATAATTGGGTTTTGTTTATTTTTTGATTGGGGAAACAATGTCTATTCTCCGAGCCTTTTCTTGAGTTGATTAATTAGTTCGGATTGCGTTTTGATTATTTCATTTTTGTCTTCAATTTGTTGTTTGAGAAGTTCGATATAATTTTCATTGTAGTTTTCTTTGCACATGTAATTTTCTTCTTCGGGGACTTGATAATTATCCTTTAGCATCGGACCAGCTCCAGTCATTAACCAACCAGCCGACAAACCGAAATGGTTTTCCCATTCCATTGATGTTTTGCGGCCAAATGTCCGTCTTCCCTTTATTAGAGAATTAACGAATTGCTCGCTCACTCCTAATTTCTCAGCAATGTATTTTTGGCTTAATCCTTTCTCTTTCAAATAATTAAATAGTTCATTAGAAATATCTTTCATTTTTTTCAATAAATATTATATGTTAATAAAAGTTAATTCAAACCATTTTACTTTGAATTATTTTGGCACTTTAACTATTTTGGTTTATATTTGCATCGTAATTAAATAATTAAATAAATCAACTATGCAAATATAATAATTTTTATTGAATTATAATTTTAAAAAAATAAAAAATGAAAGTAGAACGCATTAGTCGTAATGATTTGCGACAAATGGCGGTCGGGCAGACAATAGAGTTTGAACTTCCGTCAGCGCCCAAAATCGAATCAGGACGAGTCACATGTTCGCTAATGAAATTACGAGGTTACGATTTTACGGCGATAATGAACTTAAAGAAGTTGTCTCTAATTATCACGAGAAACAAATGATTATTGACAAACTGACAAGAACGGCAATTGTTAAGGTTGTAGAATCGGCCATAATGCAGTCACAAGAAATCTATTCTGAAGAGTGGATATCGGGAAAGCAACTTTGCGAACAAATCGCTTGCTTCACACCCGAATGGCTTAAGAGATATGGAAAGAGCCTACCACGTGAATGTATAGAAATTGAAGTTGACGGCAATACACATAAGACTGGCTGGTGTTATCCTAAGAAGAAAATTCTTCGATTGCTTTCTGAAGGTAAATTAAGAAATTTAAAAATTGAATAAAAATGAATTTTGAAGGAATTTTAATGCAAAAAATTCAAGAGCGAGAAGGTGAATCCGCCAACGGCCCTTGGAAAGTAGCAACTTACTTACTTGCAACAGAATCGACATTTCCAAAAAGAATGACGGTGGATGTAAGTAACGGAATGAGTGAACGCATAAAGTTATGGGATGCTCTTATTGGCAAGCGCGTAAGAATTGCTTTCGATATAGATGCACGCGAATGGCAAGGTAAATGGTTTAATGCAATAAAGGCATGGAACATTGAGGAAGTAATTGAAGCTCCAGTTGAACAGAAGACTCCTGAACAAATAGCAGAAGAGAATTTTCCGTTCAAAGAACCAACAAAATTGATTTAAAAATCCAAAACTATACTTGAAAGACCCGAATCAAGTAAAAGACAGTCGGGTGGTCCACGAACTTAGGTGATGTTAGGGCGGTGGCAGCCTTAACTGAAAGGATGAAGTCACACCGTAAGCGCCGATGACGCGTAAGGCCGAGTCGGAAGATAGCAGAGGTGCAAGAGGTAGCGTTCATGCAATCTGTAGGCGATGATATGAGCCAGGACAGCGACGTGGTTAAGGTTAATGCAACCAAAGGCGGTCACAAGTCCGCAAAAATGCAGAGTGGCCAATAAATAAAACCGTTAAATTGAAATGGACATCGAAAAAAATATAATGAATCAAATGGAGTCACAACGGCCTGACTTCGACGAAATACCCGACTTCTTACGAGAGGTCAGATGGTATGATATCGACACTTCAGGATTGTTGTTAGATTTCTCCGAACCTTACCATCCACCGAGATGGACACTTTCTCACAACAATCAACGGTTTGCCAACTTGGGAGACTTGCATGTAATTACAGGTAAATCAGGACATGGAAAGACTTCGTTAATGTCGATTGTTATGGCTGCAATATTGAAAGGGAGATGTGGAAATCTTCGGTACGAATTAAGCGATACGATTGCAAAGCCAGTTGTCCTTTACATTGACACTGAAATGGGAAAAGACGATACAATTGCAATCAAGAACCGAGTTTGTGTACTCGCTGGTTTAGATTATACACAGCAGCAAGAGCAATTTAAAATCGCTCGATTACGCGATACTCAGAAAGCATCAGTCAGATGGCAACAAATATTGAAGTTAATCTATGAGGTTCGGCCAAATATATGCATGATTGATGGAATGCTCGACATTGTAAGTGATTACAATTCTCAAGAAGAATGTACTCCAATAATTCGTGAATGCATGATGACAGCAACTCATTACAATATATCGATGTGGTGTGTCCTTCACGAGAATCCAACATTCGACAAAATGGTTGGAACTTTGGGAAGTATTCTTCAGAGAAAAGTTACAGAGGTTTTTGCTGTCAGGAAACACGACCAAAGTAAAATGAAACCATCGGACCGCCGAGATGACAGACCTAAGATATACTTTTCAGTTGAGCAATTGAAGGCTCGTGGAAAGGATGTTGATGGTTGGGATTTTGAAGTGACATCTGAAAGTGGCTGGGGAATTCCTCACGAACTCACAGATAAAGAGCCATCCGCAAAATTCACAACAAAAGTAACTCCCGAACAATTGAAGGAGTGGATAATAGAAAAGTATAATCTTATCGAGTGGCCCGCAAAACGAAGGGAATTTTCTAAAATAATTCTTGAACAAGAATTTAACATCAAATCAGAAGTTGAACAAAAAGAATTAATTCAAATGGCATTGAATAGAAGATTTCTTCTTCTTCAGGACGAATCAGAAAAGCAACCTGGACAAACTACTTTAAGGTTGAAATTGAACGAAGAAGAAATAACACCATTTTAACCGTCTCGCGCGCGCACGTTGAAATATATAATTGATATATATTTCAATGCGCACGCACAGACGCACACATGCGCACATGCGCACGCGTAAAGAAACGAGGGTCGCCGGTGTTAGGCGCGTCACGCAAAGCGCGCCTTAACACGGCAAGCGGCGAACGGGAACCCTCGTTTCTCGCGCATACGCGCAAAAATGAGAGCATAACAATGTAAATAAAATTTTAACGGCTATGGCAAAAATTGACTCGGACAAAATCAAGCACATTCTTTCGATGGAGGACATTGTGGATGTAATAGGCGATTATGTAGAACTAACCAAGAGAGGTTCTCGTTATGTCGGCTTATGTCCTTTCCATGACGACCACCATTTAGGAAATTTTGTTGTATATCCACGCGGTAATTGCTACAAGTGTTTTGCCTGTGATGCAAAAGGTGGTGTTGTTGACTTCCTGATGAAGCATGCAAACATGACTTATCGACAAGCAATAGAGGAACTTGCACATCGTGCTGGTGTAAGTCTTGAGCAGCCATATATACCAGCGCCACGAACAATAACAAAAAAAGAATACAGAAGTCTTCCTACATTGAGACTTCCTTTTAAGATGGTTGAACGATACAAGGGAATTGAAAGCACTTTAACAAAGTGGATAAATAAACTTAATTGGTCCGAAAGTCAAAGAAAAAGAATTCCCGAAATACTCGACATGTATCATGTTGGAACAAGTAAATTCGGCCACACTATATTTTGGCAAATCGACGATACAGGTGGAGTTCGTACTGGTAAGATGATGAAGTATCTTCCCGATGGACACCGCGATAAAAACAATCGTGGGTCATTTGCGTGGGTTCATCACAAGTTGCTGACCGTTGGCAAATGGTCTGACGAACAATTTGAAATGAGGCAAACATTGTTTGGAATGCATTTGTTACTAAGATTTCCGAAAGCGGAAGTCCACATTGTTGAGAGTGAGAAGACGGCTTTGTTGTGTTCGATATTCTTTGGTGATTTGGAACACCACATTTGGATGGCCACTGGTGGCAAAAGCAATCTAACAAAAGAGAAACTTGCTCCAATAATCAATTCCAACAGAATTATATCATTGCATCCTGACAAGGATGGTGTGGACGAGTGGAAAGAACGGCTCGACAAAATCTTCTATAAAAAATCATATATAAATCAATCAATCATTTACCCTTATTGGAAGCCTGAAGATGGCGACAAAGCAGACATTGCGGACATACTTGTTCGTCTTATCACCGAACGAGATAATAAAAATTCTCACGTTTCCGAAATTATACCTCGAACAGAGATTTGTAAAACATTTTTAATTAACAATAACAATGGCTGAAGTTAAAGATAAATATAAAAACCTTAGTACTAAGGTGAGTCCCGAAGCATGGACACGCATGAATAGAATAGCTGCATCACGTGGACTATCAATATACGACCTTCTTCAGATGGTTTGCGACACATTAATCCGATACATGGATGATCGCCACAACCTAACCGAAGAGATGGAACTTGCAATGAACATCTTTGAGCACCTAACAGGTTGGAAAGACTCCATCAACTTGGTATCACCGACTATTGAGAAAGAGGTATGCGAAGCAACATATTACTTGCATGATGTAAGTGGAAAGCACAAGGGATGTAGAGCTGTACACGTAAGCAAACCTTTCTTTTCAACTTGGACTCAAGATGAAAACATCCAACATATTATAGAACGGACACTTTGCCTGATTGTTCCTGAGCGATACAAACGACTAAGGACCTTAGCTGTTGAACTTGAATGTTCATCTATCCTGGAACTAATCGATAAGTTGATAGACAACCACAGTAAAGACTCAGACTTGTTGGAGTTCAGGCAATCATTCGAGGATGCGAACAGACACGACTTTGGCAAGACCATTGAGTTCGGGCACAAACCAAAACAACGACACAGCCGAAGTGTAAATAATATGTTTGACAAAATAGCTGAAGAGTAATGGCACACGGAAAACTATACAACAAACTAATCAACTGCAAACGTTGGCGCGAGTTAAGAGCAAGAAAGTTGTATGCAAATCCATTGTGCGAGCTTCACAAGAAAGAAGGAAAGATTGTGGCCGCCTCGGTCGTACATCATATAATAGAGGTTGAGAGTGGAGTGGCCGAGGACGACTGCATTCGACTTGCATACAGCTGGAACAATCTTCAATCCTTATGTAGAGATTGCCACGCAAGAATACATCAGGAAAGAAAATCACATTCAAAGCAAGTTCACAACGAAAGAGAAAAGACAAGACTTCAACAATGGATAGACAACCTCAATCAATGATGTGGGGATACCCCTTTTATTCAAAAGGCCTTTTATCCAAAAT